TTGTTGATTACCTAGTGTAAATTCCTGTTTAGGCAAGAAACTCTGCCAGTAGTTACCACCTTTTAATGAACCTGCATTTTTTGAAATTTGATTTTGAGGAGGCATTAGTCGTACTTCCGAGTCATTGGACTATATGGCTCATATCCAGTTGTTTGTTCCTTCTTTTTAGCTATTTTAGCCTTAAACTCACCTTCTTTTCTACTTCTAGTCATACTTGCTTCTTTTGCTTTCTTTGTAGCTCCTTTTGCCTTTGCAGCTTGTTTCATTCCAGCTCCAGCAGCCCCTTTAATTCCAGGAACGGTTACTTTCCCTCCTAATCCTAACTCTTTAGTTAAAGAATTTAAAGCTCCTTGAGTTCCTTTTATATCGTCCCCATGTTTTTGAATAGACACCATAGCGTCTCTTACAATATTATCTGATGTATTCATCTTTTTTAATTCTTTTTTGGAAAGTTTAGCCATGTATACACGTAAATTATTTACCCATCCTTCCCATAACTTCCCTGCAGTACTAGCTGTTTTAACAACGCCTGCACTAGCTCTAACTACTCCAGCTCCACCCATAGCCATTTCATATAAACTACCTCGAGTCATACCAGGGACAACTTCTTTAGACATTTCTCTTTCTTGATATCCTGCCATTGATTCATATAACTTAGAGAACCCGGGAGCAGCTCCTGGTAATCCTTTATACTGACCTACTCCAGTATGCTTAACTCTACCACCACTCACTAAATCTAATAAAGTACGTCCAGCCATTATGCTACTAACCAGCTTTTAGCTCTCTTTTTAGGCTTAAACCAAGCCTTTTTGTCTTTATTCTTCTTCATATTAGGCGGAAATGCGTGAATTTGTGCATAATATAGAGTCTCAATGGTATCATCATGGGACATTTTAGGTCCGAATGTAACAATTTCATTAATTAAATCAAACATATTTTTTCTAATATGTACCGTTCCCATACTAAATCTACCAGAAAGACCAGAATATATACGATTTCTCTTGTTAGTACCACCTGGCTTTTGAGGAATGACTGCTATGTCGTAACGATTTAACCGTCTTCTTTCATCGTTCAATGCTTGGAATATACTACGATTCATAGCAACATCTTCAACTGTAGACGATATACAATTATACTTCTCATGTAGTTCCAATATATAATCAACAACTCCAGTACGCCCAATAATACTTCCATCAGTACTCTTTGTTCCAATAGTTGGAATACTCCTATGCCTTTCATATTCTAAAACATATAACTCATTATTTGTATCAATTGCAATTACCATAATAACACTGAAGTCAGCATGCTTAGTATCTATATCTGTAGCAGGATCACATCCAATAAATGTATTAACTGGTATATCATCACCATCCATGCTAAGATAATTTATACCATTTTCGTTCTTATAATAACCATCATAGTACTTTAAATGATTCCTTGTCCATACTGCGTCTTCATCACTCATCACTTCCATCATGTATTCTTGATAATACTTCTGAGGTTGTCCTGAGTCTGAATAAAACCTTTTCTTTTCCTTTAACTTTTTTTCACTAAAAAATGATGGCCATAAAGAAGATCCATCATCCATAATTGCTTTATATGTAATCACCTTCCAAGCAAATTCTCTACCACTTTTTTCAGCTTTTTTACTACTTGTAAGAAGGTTATTAATAAAGGAATCATAATGTACGGGAGTGCCATTAACACGCAGCCTACCAGTATGAGGCTCAAGCGCAGGATAAACAACGGCAGTAACAAGATTTGCGTTCTTGTCTCTTGCCTCTCTTGTAATTGTATTTGCTTCATGTTCAAAATCATCCAAAACTATTAAATCATATCTTTTATGTAACTTAGCCCCTCCACGAATACCAGACACATTAGATTTACTAATCAATTTACATCCATTTGTCAATTCAACATCTTCTTCTGTCCATTTATTACCCCTCGTATTACCAAAATAATACTTTATTTTATCATTATAATCAAGGTGATGTTTAATATAATCCATATTACCTACTGAAAGTTTCTGTGTCGCTGATACCCAAGCATAGAATAAGAAATCATCCTTTGGACAAAATAGAAAGTCTTTTAATATAGATGCTTTAGTAAGAACTGTTTTCCCATGCCCTCGGGGAATAATAATTGCAGTTTGTTTTATACTCTTATCATCTATTATATCTGCAACTTCATAATGAAAAAACGGAGTCTCACTCCGCATAAAGTCATTTGATAGAAATAATTTTCCAAAAGCTATTAAATCTTTACTAGCTAACAGTAAAGCTTCTTCAGCTTCATTTATATTATTAATATTTATGTTCAATTAAATCACTTAAAAAAGTTTTATATTCTTTGCCCCTGTAAATACAAAAGCCTTCATATATTCCCACAACTTCAACACTAAACTTTTCATCATTATATTCAACCACTCCAAAACCCTGTTGCCAATTAAGTCTTGTACTACCAGAAGGAACTATACCATTTAAACTAGCAAGAGTTCCAAGAGTAACCGCCTGATATATCTTTGGTTTACGGTGAGACCATATTGTCTTATGTGCCATTTCAAGTCTATGAGTATGTCCAGTTATTATACTAATTCTTGCATTTTCAAGTAATTTTGTTACTGATTGCCCACTTTTAGTTCCAACTTTATTTCCATGAATACAAACTAAGTTATCGTTAATATAATACTCTCCATGAGGATAGTCCCCCACATATTCTACATCCATCTTATATAATCCAAGTAAATATGGAATTGATAAAATTGGTGGAACAGATGGTTCATTAGCAGGCCGTATTCCATACGCCTGAATCGTATTCTTTACAATACTATCAATCATTCTCTTTTCGTGATTACCTTCTATATAAATCATCTCTTTACAATACGGTCTAACTTCAGAAATCCAACTTGAAACAAAATCAAGAGAAGCCTGTGTTGTAAATGCAAACTCAGGTCTTAAAAGAAAATGAGTGCTCCAATCAGGCAGATCAAGCATATCTCCAAGTATAATGATCTTGTCAGGCTTAATATTTTTAATTATTCTTGTAACAATACTGAGAGCTTTTAAATCATGCAATGGTGTCATCTTAGATGTTTGCATATCCCTACTGTACCCAGCCTGTAAATCAGGAACTATAATACACTTATTAAGTTTTCTATTTTTAAATTTAACTTTATCAAAGTTAATTGTTTTTACAATTGCACCATGTACTGTGGGAAACGAACATTTAATCGGTATCTTTCTTAATAAAGTAGCTTTTGCCTGATAATTTGTATGCACGTTCCAGTGAATCTTACCATCTACTTCATACTTGGCAGCAACATCCCACTGGTTTATCTTGAAATTTGTAACTTCCCAATCATCTTTCTTAATAGAAAACTTATCTAATAATTCATCAAGAGTAGGAGGGCCTTTTTCGCTTAAAAACTCAGCATCAATAAATTTATAATTCAAATTATCCCAACTTGAAGATGTGGATGTGACTCTACCGGATAACTGTGGAGTTGAAGAACCTTCTGTCCAATTCCTTTTGCATTTATTACATGCATATCTTTGTAAACCTCTTCTTACCCCATTCTTCCTTATATTTTCTGAATTACAATCAGGACAATACATTATTCCTCCTCTGATTTAGCAGTGATTTGTTTCTGTTCTCTTGTTGCTCCTTCTAATTCTTTAGGTGAAAAACCTTGAAACACTCCAAGCAATCCTAATTCCCTATGTTTTATTGTTGTCCCAGATGTTCCAACTATCTTGCCTAATTCTTTCGCTGACTGGAGTATTATATTATCATCTTCACTATAGTCAGCAAGATGTTTTAGTTTATTTAGTACATATTCGTGGTCTATACCCAATGACTTCGCTACATCTAATACTGATTTTTCTATTTCTTTCATTATTCTCTCCTGCTTTAATAATATTGTTGCTTTTTTTCTAGCACCGTTTGTAGACATCTCACTGTATGCTCTCTTATACGCATCAACAGCCCCCATTCCAACAACTATATTTGTAGCAAACTCCTTCTCTTTACTTGTAACCTTTGTTCTTTTATACACACGATTTGCAGTGTTCTTTATCTTTTTAGAAAACGTGTATCTATTAGGATGGGAACTAAAATCTGTATCCATTTTTATATTTGGCCTGTTTAAAAAACTGCCTACGACTGTCCTTACCCAGCCTTTTGCATATTTATAATTCTTTCTATCGCCAGGATGTTTAACACTCGTACTAACTTTTAAAAGTTGTATTATTCTACCATCATCACTCCATACCCAATCACCTTCACTACCATTATGCCAGTCTTCAAGTGGTGTCTTTGTGGGATGGTCGTTGTAAAACTCACTTATATGGTCGTAAACATAGTGAGCTTTTCCTCTAATAGCTTTCTTTTCCAATTTTTCCCATTTCTCCTAACTTTACCCTTAATTCATTTACCTGAAATACTAAATTATCAACTAATTCAGTCACTTCTCTTGGTATCATAAATATCTCCCCATCTATCTCTAATGGATTATACTCACGTGATAAGTTATCAAGAATAGATTCTTGTTCTTCCCTAGGAAGCAAGAATAGTTCTTTAATTATATCAGCCATATAAGAAAATACAATATATTAGCCGTAAAAAAAAGCGAAGCCAATAAATATCCCAAGTATAATACCTATAGCAAATCCAATCTTCAGACCTTTATATAACATCTTCTTGCCAAGATAAAAAGCTCTCGCTTTATAATTGCTCGCATATGATTTAACACTCATATAACCTTTACGATGTATCTCAGGAACCTTAATAACTTTCACTAATCTTTGTCTCTCTTTATCTTTTCCATTATCTCGTCATATTCTTTCTTCAACTTGCGATACTGATCTCTCCTATCCTTGGGCATCTCAGCAATATTCATACCATACCTGTCTTCTATCTTCCACATACGCTCTTGTATTGCATCGGCACGGTCTTTTAGGATTTTTAACTCTAATCGCTCATCAACTTGCTGCACATACTCGTTAACTTCTAATATATCACTAACTTTAGCATAACGACTGTCAATAGTAAACGCCGTCCCCATCATTGTAGAAAATCCCACTACTACTGCAATTAATGTATTCATCTTATTCATTATATAACCTTATCTTTTCCCTCCCTACCTCCCTATAATCTAAACCTTAAATCAAATAATATCAAAGCACTATTTGCCCAAGTTCTTTCTAAAAAAACTATATGATTTTGATGCGTAGCCTTTTACAGGTGGGTATCCCTTCGAAATAGGATTTCGGATTTTCGATTTAGGTTATTTTTGATTTGATTTTTTGATTGTTATGTTAACTTAACTAGATTGGAGTCATACTATGGCAAACAAGACAACATTCCTCCCAAACTTCTACAATAAGGTAGGTGATGCTATATCACTAGGCCTTAAGATAAGAGGTATCAAATGGGGAGTTAGCGCTCGTGACATCAACGCAGCAGTGACAGCAGGTGAACGTATGCAAACCAACATGATAGCAGCGGAAGCTCTAGCATCAGGTGATGACGCTACAATAGCTAATATAGTCACAGTTGAAACAGGTGTCCATCCTATCAAGGTAGAGAAGTCAGCTCAACCAACGGAAGTATCATTCTCCGCTGACAGCATAAAAGCTCTATCGCAAGCTACAGCTCATACAACAGCAGGTCTTATTAAGAACATGCTGCCGCAGCCAAAGCGAGGTAGGCCAATGAAGAAGTAACTAATAGGCAACGGCCCCTAACGGGGCCTGAGCCGCTCTTTTTTTTAGTGAGTATTTGATTATTATTATTAGTGCTGCCACACAGTGCGTGTGTAGTACAACATAGTAGTAATTGGTAGATCACACCTGACTTGGGAGACAAAACTCCCAGCACTGTCAGGGATTTACCCAAAGGGATGCACTTATCCATAAAAGTGAGCCGCAGATAAGGTAGGTCTTCGTCCACCTCACCTAAACTTAGTGGTAGTGCTCAGACGATGCACGAGGAGTACCCGAAAGGGAGACCTGTTCCCGCAGGTCATTTTTTTTTATGAACTTGGGCATTAACGTGAGTATGTGAATTAATCATTAATAAACATAAAAAGGAGATAATAATGATCTTAACATCATGGTACAGAATTAAATGTTCGGGCGGTTGTCCGAGTATTTAGACCCGGGATGTCTTTAAACTCGTCCAATCTTTAATATTAATTTGAGTAATGTGTAAGTATCTAATAATCCTTACGAGATGGGGATAGGATACCATTCAAGTAGAAACCTTTGATAGGGTTTAACACAAACGGATGTACTAATGTATAATGTTTGGCTACATATATTGAATGGATAGTAGTAAAAAACGCATAGTCTTACTATATCACGCTATCATGTGAGTTGGATTGACGAACCCTTCACTTGTGAATCTCACCACATTGCTCAATACTTTGGGGCTGCTGTGCAGCATGGACGATGCGTGCTCCGCA